CAAGCCGAATTTCGAACGAGCAGCAAGACGACTGGAGATTGCCCTGAAGGATCACGCGCTGGGCTTCCCAGAACGCATGGTGATCCTGGCACTCGGTACGCCCACCGTTATGCAGGTCCTCATCGAAAGAACAGATGCCGTCGCCGAGTTTCGTCGTGCCAAGGACGTGCCGACCTTCTTTCTTGGGATGGAAGCGCGCAAGGCCGCGGACTGGGTCGATGATCTGGAAGGGCGGATGCAAACCGCGCCAGAAGAAGCCACTGCAGTTTGCATTCTGGACAGCGGCGCAACGCGTGGGCACCCGCTTCTCAGAGCGAGCTTGGCCGCCGCGGATCAGCATGTCTACGATCCGACCTGGTCCTCTGCCGAGCACCGGAGGTGGAATGGGCATGGGACCGGCATGGCTGGCATTGCCTTACTTGGCGACATTGAGGAGGCCCTCGCCCGAACCGGGCCGGTAGTGATCGGCCATCGACTGGAGACCGTAAAAATCCTGCCGGATCGGGGGGCAACGGACCCGAAGCTATACGGTGCCGTTACAGCGGTCAGCATTGAGCACGCGGAGCAGCAGGCTCCCAACCGGCGACGCGTCATTTGCATGGCCGTCAGCAGCCAGATCGGCGTTTCGCGTGGTCGACCATCCTCTTGGTCAGCTGCGGTTGATCAGCTCTGCTACAACATCGGCGCTCCGCGCCTGATGATCCTCTCGACCGGCAATCTGAGTGGGGACGTCCTTCACACAACCTATCCCGACGCCAACGACCTACAAGAGGTCGAAAACCCAGGGCAGGCTTGGAACCCCTTGGTCGTGGGGGCCTACACCGACAAGATCACAATCACCGATCCCACTCTGGCAGGTTGGTCTGCGTTGGCTCCAGCCGGCGAGCTCGCACCAGTCAGCCGGACATCCACGATCTGGGATCGTCAGTGGCCGATCCGGCCGGACGTCGTGTTCGAGGGCGGAAACCTCGCGCACGATGGCACTAATCCTGGTAATCCAGTCGACGACCTGCAGCTCATAACGACCCACTATCAGCCGCAGAACAGACTGTTCCAGTCCTTCGGCGATACTAGCGGAGCGTCCGCGCTTGCAGCCAACATGGCTGCGCGCATCATGACCTCCGAGCCGGCCCTGTGGCCTGAGACAGTGCGTGCCCTAATGGTTCATTCGGCGGAGTGGACGCCGCCTATGCGCCAGCGCTTCGACACAGCTTCGTCGCGCGCCGAGAAGTTCTCTTTGCTGCGTAGGTATGGGTGGGGTGTGCCCAGCCTTGACCGAGCTCTCGCGAGTGCGGCCAACGATGCGACGCTCCTCGTACAGGATGCCCTCCTGCCGTTCTTTAGGGAGCAGTCCCGCATCAAGACTCGGCACATGAACATGCACCGGCTTCCGTGGCCGCGGGCCGAATTACGGGCGCTCGGCGAACTGGAGGTCGAGCTGCGGGTCACGCTGTCCTATTTCATCGAGCCGAACCCCGGCGAGCGAGGGTGGACCCGACGTCACCGCTACGCGTCCCATGGGTTACGGTTTGCGGTGAAGCGCGCACTCGAAACCCGACGTCAGTTCGAAGGCCGGATTAATAAGGCGGCGGAAATCGAGGAGCAGGGAGAGGCCCATGTTTCCGACACAGGCGGTGACAACTGGTTCCTAGGCTTCCCCCGCGACAGGGGATCGGTTCACTCCGACATCTGGCGTGGCACCGCGGCGGAACTGGCGGCTCGCGATGCTATCGCGGTGTACCCGGTGAGTGGCTGGTGGAAGGAGAAGCCCAACCTCCAACGCTGGGAGCGATCCGTTCGATACGCCCTACTGGTCTCAATCCGTGCGCCGGAGGCGGACGTCGACATCTATACGCCGATCGTCACCCAAATCGGCGTGCCGATCCCAGCGGCCTAAGACCGGATTTCGCGACAAGAAGGACCTCGATCATTCAGCCTACCGGCTTACCGCGATAGTGAACCGGCAGGCTCAGCCTTCGTCCTTGACCCGACGGCCGAAACGCATCAAACGGCCAGCGTCGCGAGGCGTGCGGGCAAGTAGCCGCCGTCCAGACACATGCTGAAAGCCTGAGACTGCCAGCCTGCAACCGCAGGCCGAGCCTGTGCGCCTTCATCACCTTGCTGGCGCGCTCGGCGCTGGCATCACGGCCTGATTGACCCGTCCTCCCCCGGAGCGCGGGTTTTTTCATGCCCGGAGACAATCCATGCCCTCGTTCGAAGACACGATCATCGCCGTGGTCGGCGGTGCGGCCCGCGGCCTCGTCCAAGCTGTCGCTGGCAAGACTCTCGATTGGCTGCGCGAGCGACGCGCCGGTCGCAAGCCCAACCTCCTGCCGCCGCCACAGCGCAACGCGCCTCGCGTGCGTCGTACCCGCGCCCGGCCGCAGGTTCGGTCCGCCCTCATCCTGCGAAGCCGCGACCGGACACCACCCCGCAACTGAATGCCGACGAGGCGCATGCCGGGCGGCCGCATCATCGCAGCTCGCCCGGCCCCACATCCGAACGGCATCTAAGGAAGGTCCATCGGAAATCCCTGAGATATCCTGCGGGCATCGAAAGATGGTCTACCCGGCATCTCGTGCGCCCTGCCTCCATCTCCGGCTGGTGTGGCCCATGCGCTCTCGTGGTGTCCTGTTCCGTCCGGTTAAACGAGCGTTTCAGCGCACGTCACAGCTCGGATCGTATGACCGCCTTCGTCTCCTACCTGCGCGTCTCGACCGAGCGACAGGGCCGATCCGGGCTCGGACTGGAAGCGCAGCGCCGGGCGGTGGCCGACTTTCTCGCCGGCGGCTCCTGGCGGCATGTGGCCGAGTTGGTCGAGGTTGAGAGCGGTTCCCGAGACAATCGCCCTCGCCTCTCAGAGGCCATGGCGCTGTGTCGGCTGCACGGGGCGACGCTGGTGATCGCGAAGCTGGATCGCCTGTCCCGCGACGCCGCCTTCCTGCTGAACCTGCAGAAGGCCGGTGTGCGCTTCGTAGCGGCCGACATGCCCGAGGCCAACGAACTCGTGGTTGGGATCATGGCCGTGGTCGCCCAGGCCGAGCGCAAGATGATCAGCGCCCGGACCAAGGCGGCCTTGGCGGCGGCGAAGGCCCGAGGCGCACGACTCGGCAACCCGGGCAATCTCTCGAACTGTGAGGCTGGGCAGGTGCGCGGTAGGGCCCGACAGACACAGAGGGCGCAGGAGAGGGCGCAGGATCTCGCTCCGGTGATCGCAGCGGTGCGGGCGAGCGGAGCCACCTCGCTACGTCAGATCGCGACGGCGCTCGACGCTCGCGGTATCCCAGCGGCCCGCGGCGGTGCGTGGTCGGCTGGCCAGGTTCGACGCGTGCTCCAGTCCACCGAGGAGATACTCGATCGATCCAAACCACATCCTCCGGGTATGAGTCCAATACCCAAAGGATATCCTCGATATCTCCCATAGAGTTTCACAGGAGATGGCGAGCAGCTACGACGCCTAAATCGGCGACAGGATCGCAAACGGGTTGGCGTACAGGAACACGCCCCAAGCTGCGACGACGCCAGCAGCCATGAAGCATTCCATCACGCTTGAACGGAATGGGCGAGGCGGCCTAACACCATGATAGTTCTCGAATTGCTGCTTCCTGATATTGTACCAAGCGGTTAGATTTCCAAATATCCGACACAACGTTATGATTGTTAAAAGAGTTACTATTGCGTCTGACAGCAAAATAAATTCACGAGTATGCGCGGTATCGATCTTTTTTTCGAGAACCAGATAAAAGCACCCGCCAATGATAACCGTTATTGTTTGTATAAAAAAGGTAAATGCTTCTGTTAATTTGTCGTTATAGTGCCTCGCGAGTTCGAATAAGCTTTTGAAATGTTCAAGCTTAAAATCTTCCGCTAGAGGGCTCGCATCGGTCTCGGTCAATTGTCAGTCCCCCGGAAACGGCCGCCCGTACCATCGTCGGGCCGATCTAAGCGCCAGCAAGGAGAAATGCGCCACCGGCAAGCGTGCGCTTAGTCGCCGTCGCGCACCAGCTTCTCGGCGATGGCCTGGAGGATCCAGGTGTTACGCGGCAGACGGACGACGCTGCCCTTCCGCGCCCGCTCCAGCCGCTCGAACAGGTCGCTGTCGGCCGGGAACTTGAGGGGATGCTGCGCCCCCTTCGCCGCGGGCTCGACCGCGGCGACAGCCGGCGTCTCGGCCTGCTGAGGCACACTCCCGCCCTTGGCGATGAACGCCTCGATCGGATCGGCAGCCTCCGCGGCCTTTGGGGCAGGGCGGGCTGGTTTCGCGCTCAGAGCCATCTATCAGATCTCCTCAGGATTGCCACTGGATATCTTCAAGGTATCGAACAGATGGCTGAACAGGGCGCTGATCTCCTCGCTCGCCTTTGGGTCCTGAGGCCGTAGCTCGGTCACGGACATGCCTGCGGCTGCCGCGTGAGCGAATGCCTTCCGAGCGCCGAGCGCCGTCGGCAGGAACTCCAGTCCGGGCTTCGAGCGGATCAGCTCGGACGCCTCGGCGTTCTCGGACCCGCGCGCCTCGGCGCGGTTGATGAAGGCGAGCGCCCGCAGATTTGGGTTCACCGCGCGCGTCTCCTCGATAAGCTCGGCCACCTTGTCGAGGGTCCACACATCGAAGGACCGGGGCGCGAACGGCACGAGGTACGTGTGGCAGATCGAGAGTGCCGCGCGTTGGCTGACCGTGTCGCGCCCACCGGTGTCGATGATGACGTGAGCGTGCTTCGGGGCCAGGCGCTGGACGCCGGAACGCACCGCCGCGCCGGTGAGGGCGACGCAGGTGTACCCCGCGCCGTCAGGTCGGCTTGCCTCGCGGAGGTTCGTGAAGTCGGTGGCGGTCTCCTGATCGTCCGCGTCGACCAGAAGCACGTCGGCACCGCCGGCCGCCAGCATGATCGCGAGGTTCGTGGCGACGGTCGACTTCCCCGACCCGCCCTTGGTGCCTCCGACGACAGTGATCATGCCAAGCGCTCCGGTATCTTCATCATACGGGCTGGATATCCTCTGGATCTTAATGCGCCATCCTCCAGAGGCCCAACGGCGATCCGGAACAGATGAATTCAATGCCGGTGTGGCGGAGGCGTCGCAGCGGGATACCGGGGTTCAACCCGCGCTCGCGCCGTTGCCAGGAGGCGCAGCTTCACCCAGGATCTAAGCCGTAAGTTGCAGAGCAGGGGGTGTCGTGGCGCGTGATATGGACTTCATCCGCGAGCTGCTTCTGAAGGTCGATCGCGGCGAACGGACCTTCGAAACGGCTTCCGACGATGTAGCGAGCGCACTCGGCATCTCATCGGAGGGCCTCCCGAGCCACGAGGAGGCTGAGAAGCTGCAGCAGCACATCCACCTGCTTGAGCGCGCCGGCTTCCTGGAGGTTGAGTTCCGGTCGGCCGGCGGCTACGTGCAGATCCGCGACCTGACGTATGAGGGCTACGATCTCCTCGACAGCATCCGCGACCCGGACGTGTGGAAGGAGACCAAGAGCCGGGCGTCCCAGATCGGCGGCTGGACCGTCGACATCATCAAGGAGCTCGCCAAGAGCTACCTGAAGCAAAAGGCGCAGCAGCTCGGGTTCGGCTGATGGGTGACGACGCACAGCCCCGGGCGGAGCGGCCGCCGCACGAGATGGCCGTCGGTTACATCCGCGACGCGGACGCCTACCGGCGTGCAGCGCTGCTCGTGCATCCGCGGGAGGAGCCCGGGAGCGATCCCAACATGCTGTCCCCGGCGCTGTTCCTGCTGTCCCACGCAGTCGAGTTGGCATTGAAGGCGTACTTGCTCAGCCAAGGCGTGCCGGATGGCTGGGGCGAGGGGGAGCTGAAGCACCCGGCGGTCCGCCACGACCTCGTGCGCCTCCACGACCTGGCGCTCGCCCATGGGTTCGTGGCGAACGGCCCGCATTTCGATGGGGTCGTGGACTGGCTCGGCCTGTTCCATCGCGGGCACGCCTTTCGGTACCGGCAGACGGGCATGGTGGAGCTGCCGACGCCTTCGCGGGTCGCCGCCCTGCTGGCTCCAGTGATCGCCGGCATCAGCCGGTCTGTCGCGTCGAGGGCCATCGCCCTCGGTCAGGAGCGGAGGCAGCAGGCGCTGGCCAACACTGGCATCACGCTCGCAGTCCCTGAATAGGATGGGCCGGAGCCCGTGACGACGTTGTTCGGCCCTGTGCCGTTCGGCCCGCGGCCGGAGCGACAGATGCGATGTAGCGCAAGCCTGCGACGATGCTGATGCGATGAGTGCTGAGGCGCTCTCTACCCCGACACGGTCAAGGGTCATTCCGGGGGTGATGTCCTATTTCAGGCCCATCTCCGACGACCACGGACCAATGCTATGCCGATGTACTACTACGCGCTGGATAGCCTGATCGCCGACATCCGGCGGCTGACACCAGGCCGTTCCACAGGACTATCCTACGACGAAGTGCGGCGCTGCGTCGGCGGCGCGGGCTGGGCAGATCCCCACATCCGGAACGAGTTCCGCCGCCTCGCGCGGATCCACGACTGCCGCCTACGCGATAGCCCGGCGAGGCAGCTGATCCGTTTTCGAAGTATACTCCCCACGGCCGGCAACCGGTGGGCTCAGACCGGCGCTTCGTTTCGTCGCCGCCGTGGCCGGGTCGCAAAATAGCAACCCATCATCTGAGCATCCACCTTGACCGGACTTAGACGGATGGGGGCGAGTAGAGGCGCTCCCGTGCCGCTCCGTCGAAGCAAAGCACGCGATCATGGTTGGCCAGCCGGCTTTGCGTTGCCCACCGTCCATGGCTTAGCCTTCGATCGTTCAGATGCAATCGACTGCCGACAGTGCGGTTCTCCGCCTCGGGCACCTGTGAAGCAGTCTCAAATAGAAACCACTGGGCTTATATTAACTATAACTTCCATCACTGTATCACTTCCGGTATCGGATTGATCTAATATGGGATTGCCTGCATCACGAGATCGTCCGTCAAAAACAACGAGGTATCCAGTATGGATGCCTCTATTTTGCATATAGTGACGAACCTGACCTTCGCCACTCCTAGCGTATGTAGTTGTATAGCCAGCTCCGCACATTTTTAGCTCAACAATGACGGATAAACCGCCCTCAAATCGTAGAAGGACATCTAGACGGCCGGCACCGGCGTCAATTTCTTCAAAGACCTCAGTCCTCGTTCCGAATTTTGCTTGCATATAAGTGTGGAACAAAGTTTGTCCGCGTGACTCAGGTCTCGTTATCCATTCATGTTTATTAGTTTCCTTTGATTTTTGCCAGAATTCCATTCGCTTGGCCGAAGATACGAAGGCAGAGAACTCTTGTATAGCCGATGTAACTTCTGATAATCCTACCGGACCAGTCTTCGGCGGAAGAGGAGCCGCGGGCGCAACCGTACCGCCAAGATCATAAGCCTTGTCGCGCATATCTCGTGCAAGTGTCTTGACCCCGTCCTCTGCTTCTGGGGACGCTATGCATTTTGTCAGCGCTCCAATTGCGCCATTCATATTTCCCGCTTCGAAAAGCGAACGGCCATAAGCATACAATCGGTTGGGAGCTGCCCCAAATTTATTGATACTATCGTGCAAATGATTAGCCGCCAAACCCCATTCGTCGCATTTCCAGAGCGTATCAATCAACGTATCAAAAGCTAGCATATCGAGTGGATTTGCCTCCACCAGCTGTTCGTACCAAGGATAGGCACGACGATACTCTCCGAGATCACGCAGGCACTGTCCGATGGCGAGCTTGACGGGAAACATCACCTCCTCTTTAGCGTCAACTTTTCTGAGTTTTTGAAGAACTGCCTCAAAGCCACGCAGCTTAGCCTTCGGGGGTAGATCCGGATTGGAGATAATTGCGGTAGCACCCGCCCATACGATCCATTCGGGATCACCGGATCTATCTGCTTCAGCTACCAAAGCTGCGGCATCTGCAGCATTGAAATTTCTCATCAAAGCCGAGACACGTTCGGCAAAATCAAAATGAACAGATTTTATACTTTTTGCTAGGTCCGCCGCCTCATTCCGTAATTCTATTGCAAGATCTTCTTCGTCAAAGTTCGTTGCTGCTATAGATGCAAGGTGCAAGGATGCTATCATATGCTCCTCTGCTCCAGCTATGCCTCTTCGCAGTTCAACCGCCTCTTGCGCGATCGGCAGAGCTTCGCGCGACATCGTCATATCAATAAGCTTTCGAGCTTTCCTATGCAGAACGTTTGCTTTAATTTCGTCGACAAACGCTCCTCTCTGCGAAATAATCTCCATCATTCTATCGTACTGGTTGATCGCATCCCGGGGAGAACTGCGTTCCTGTAAATCTGATAATCTTGCAATGCTCTGCAAGGCGTCATTCTTGTGGCCGGCTTCAAGGAAAGCATCGATTGAATTCTCGGCAGCTTGTATAGCGAAAACGCTTCCTTCGTCATGCGCCATAGATAAATTTCGCCATATCCAGCCACGCTCGCCCGCTTCCAAACCTGTTGGATCGGCAAGCAGCTCTTTCCAGACTGAAATCGCATATTCTTTTTCACCCTTATGCAGGGCAGCTACCGCAGCACCGTTTTTGAGGCTTTTCCGAATTTCTGGTTCCAGCTCAAAATCGCCGTCTAACAAATCTTCTGAAACGGGGCCGGCAATATCATAACGGCTTTCTTTAGATGCCAAAGCTGCTAAGAAAAGAAGTAGATCCTTTTTAAGCGCTGGATCTACAGCTTCAACATCAATGGCTACTAAAGCGTCAAGAATATCCTTTGAATGCCCAAACATGATTGCGTGATGAGCCTCATTGCTCAAGCCGAGGCGAGCTGCTTCTGTATGGTTACCTGCCGCCGCCTGCTCCGTTATGGTGTCCTTGATCTTGCCGTGCTTTGAAAGCACCTCAAGGAAATTCGTTCGGAAATTAGAAGCCAAGTTGATGGCTTCAGGAGGCGGTTTTGTAAAACTGTGTAATTCTTTGTGCCTTGCGAATATCTGTCCCGTCGAAAAATCGATAGTTGCTTCAATAGTAAAATCTGCGTTGGCGATCTGCTCTGCTACCAAGCCCCGTTGCTGAAGTGCTACGATCATCCGGTCTGAGAGTAATTTCAGCCTCTCGTCGATGGGTGAAGCGTTGTCGGCTGGTGCCGATTTGGCTGCTTCTGCGGCGCTTTGCTCGATTGCATCACCAATCGAAAGATCCGGTGGAAACTCGACTACGACGCCGGTTTGATCCGAGTTTGCCTTAATCCGCACGAAAACCGGCGCATCGTCCTTTTCGTCCCGGCGAACCACTATCCGAACGGACAGTTCTTCCTCGTTGGCGTCGCCGTCGACCGTTTGCTCGTCGCGATCCTCGGTCTTCGCCATCGTGGAGGCCTCACTGCTGCAGATAGATCCGTTGCCGGCTAGGGCGCACTATGTCTCGCAAGCTTCTACTACGCCCTGTGCAGGCCACGCTGAAGCCGAGTCTTACAATGCTGATCTGACTTCAACGCTTCGCCAGATATGTTTTGGCCTCTCACGTTCGGCCCTTGCCCGCGACACGATACTCAGCAGGTCGTGGCTGACGGTAGCGTCGTCCTCCAGGGCACAGGCGCACATCGTTTGGCACTCATCGGCGTCCACACCTTCTCGGTTGTCACTCCCACGGCGCTGGAGCACCCTTCAGCATCGCGTCGTAGTCCGCGGCGATCTGATGAGGCGTCACCGTCGCCCAGTACGCTGCGGCCCGAGGATCTGGATCCATCGGCTCAGATAAGTACGCCTCGTATTGGTGGGCGGCCTCCGCCGTCTCCTCGGGCGTGAGCCGAACTGGAGCGGCGGTGCGGGTCGCCTCCAAGGCGGCGAGGCGCTTGCTCAGGGTCGGGGTCATAGGCTCACCCACTCGGTTGCGAGGCGAATAGCTCGGTCGACGTCAGCGATGCCGAGGCGCGTCAGGAAGTCCGCTGGCATCTCCGACACCAGAGAACGAATGGCCGCCTCGTTGCTGTCCATACCCGCCGCCGCCCCACCGCCCCGTTCAACGAGGAGCAGCGTGATCGCGACGCTGTGCCGGGCATTCCAGTCGGCGTGGGCGCTCCCGTCGGCCTGCATCGCGGATCGCATCTCACCGGCACGTTCGTAGCCCAGCGCCCGCGCCGTACCCTCGGCGATGGCCTCGTGGGGCTGGAGGTCGCCGGCGTGCACGGCCAGGAGCAGCCACAGCAGCCGGATGCCCGGGGTGAACTCACTCGCCAGAGCGGCCGGCGGTGGCTGCTGCCCTTCGAGCCGCGCGAGGCGGGCGATCAGGTTCGGGGTCATGCCGACGTTCTCTCCGCGTTCGCGTCCGACATCCCGAAGAAGGTGAGGGCCCGGCGGATGCTGGCGTCGGCCCAGTCGAACTTCGGGCACTCGGACGGCCAGTGGTGAGGCGTGCCCGGTGACCGTGCCGCTTTGGCGTGCCTGATCTCGTCCAGGGTGCCGACCATCATTTGAAACATGGGATCTCTGCCAAGCCCCAGCGCCGATGGGTTCTGGACGTACCTCTCGATCAGGGCCGCGTGGGCTGCCTCGATCCGCGCCTGCCAATCGTCAGGATCGATGGCGCAGCGGGCCTCCATGTCATCGCGGTCGATGTAGCCGAGGCCGCGGGCGAACCCGTCGCTGATGCTGTCTTGCCGGCAGGAGGACGCGGGCTCCGGGGCGCGAGGGTAGCCGCCAAGCGCGATGGCGACCGCGTACAGGTTCGTCTCCACCAACTCAGGCGGCATAGACACTGAAGCGATGGCCATCGCCCGCGCGGCTTCCAGCCGGGCGAGGCGTTCTGAAAGCTTCGGGGTCATTGCAGCGCCCTGGGGTTGTCGAGCTTGAAGGTGAAGGACGAACCCGGCGGCATCGGCCACTCCCCGCCCGCCGGAGCTGCCGCCCGCGCCTGCTCCGTCAGCAGCTCGGGTGACAGGTCGCGGATCGGCTCGCTCGTGGCCAGCGCGTAGGCCCCGACATTCATCACGAAGACCTCGTCCTCGTCGCGGATGGCATGGCCGCGCTCCCTCAGGAATGCGACGATCGCAGCGGCCGGCGTCCCGTGCGGAGCCTCGATCCGGAACACGAGGTGCTTGCCCGCGGCGGGCGGGGCAGCCTGCATCTCCAGCCTGGAGAGCCTGTCTGTCAGCCTGTTCATCATCGCCTCCCTCCTGCGCCCTGCTCCAGCGCGGCCAGTCGGCCGGCGAAGTCCACCGCCTCGATCGCCCTGACGTGTGCATCGACGAGCTTCGACAGCTCGGCCGCCTCGCTCGGGGTGATCTCGCCGTCGGCCACACCCTGGAGCAGGGCCTGCGTCGCCTTGGTGAGGTCCGCCGTAGTCTCGATCTTGGGCAGGGTGAACGTGATCGGCCTGTCCTTCCGGACGGGCATCAGGCGATCCAGACACATGCGCAGGGCCACCGTGTCACCGTTCTGAGCAAGTTCAATCGCCTTGCGGGTGATGGTCTCCGCCTCGCCCTGCAGGATCTCCTCAAGGGCGATGGTGGTACGGTTGCGGGTGCCTTTGGCCTTGCCCGCGGGGTTGCCGGACCGGCCCGGCTTGAACTGGCCTCCGTCGCTCATGGCCTATCCTACCACATCTCGCCCATAGATCGCGCCTATGGTCTCGTCGGTGCCGTGTGACCCTGCAAATGCAGGGGGGATACAGGGGAGGGCTGCCATCACTGGTCCCCGCCTGGCCCTTGAGACCGCAGACGCATCGCCATGCGCTCGATGTCGGCACGGAGCGTGACGAGCCGCACGCGCTGCTCGCGCTGGCTGGTGGCATCGATCTCGTTCAACTCGTCGAGCCACGACAGGCGGGCGCGCAGATCCGCGAGTGACCGGGCCGGGTAGGTGTCCAGCACCTCCTCGACCAGGCCGCGCCTGGCCTCCGTGAAGGCGTGCGGTGACCAGTCGGGGAACAGCGCGTAGCGTTCGCCCTCGCGCCGGTCGCGAGCCTGATACTCGGCCCAGGCCGCGGCGACGGTCTCCGGCATCCGCCATGCCTCGGCCGCAGCGGCGCGCAAGGCGGCCGGCATCCTGTCGCGGCCTTGCAGCCAGCTCCAGCCGGCGAGTTCGTAGACGCCGTCCCAGGTATGACCGGGACCGAGCAGCGGCTCGCACGCCGTGCGCAGCGCCGCCTCAATCGGCGTGTCGGCGAACACCGCCTCCTCACTGCCGTGCTCGGCCACCGCCGCAGCCGCGCGTTCGGCACGCTCGCGCTCGCTCTCGGCACGCGCGGCCACAATCTCGGGCCGGGCCATGTATTCGGCGAAGGACCCGGCGAGCGTCACAGCCGCGCCCTCGTCAGACCGCGCCACGCGACGTCGAGGATCGCGGCATGCACCTGGGCGCGGCCAGGCGCGCCGCCGGCGAGGCGATCCACGAGGTAGTCCAGGGTCTCGCGGCCGCCAATGGCCAGCGCCTCTCGTCCACGGGCCCGCATCTCCTCGCGGTAGGCCACCGCCGGTTCGGCATCGGGCTCGTAGGGCTCGGATGCTGTCAGCAGCGACGACAGGCTGCGCTCGATCCGGGCAAGGGCCCCGCCGGGGCTCGGCGGGAAGGTCTGACGCTCCATCCGGGCGGCGTCGCTGAGCTGCGCGAAGATCGGCCCAAGCTCCGCGTCAGTGTCGTCGAGCGCGGCATAGGCGGGCAGGGTGTAGCGCCGGATCGCGCCGTCGGACCGGCGGGTGATGATCCAGCCGTACCGGTTCGGAGCCGGCGGCTTGCGCCAGAATGCGGCTTCAGCGCGCGGCACGGCGCGGTTCCGGTAGGCCCGGTTGGGATGGTCGTCGAACCACAAGCGGTCGTCGGTGGTGAGCATCGGGCCTCCTGTCAGTGGGTACGACGACGGGGACCGGATCGAACCGATAGCCCAGGGCGGTGGACCTGGGCGTAGCTCGCGAGCACGCGCCGGTAGTCGAGCGGTTCGAGCCGGGCGAGCGCCGCGGCGGCGGCCTCTAGGGTGTCGGGATCGGTCTCGGCCAGACGGAGCAGGGCGCAGAGCGTATCGCTTCGAGGACCACAGGATAGGCGTGCGATCGCCTGCATGGCGCGCAGTCGGGCGGTGCGCTCACTCGGCGTGATGTTGGCGGCCCACGGGCCGAAGGCGTCGGCCGGGCGGATCATCGGCCGGCTCCGTGAGGGGTAGGGGCTACGGCCCGCTTTGAGGCCGAACCTTGCTGCCGGGCCGATGGTGCTTGACGCATCGTCGGTTCAACCATCGGTGGCCGATCATCGAAATCCTCACCTCGAATGGCTGGCCGCAGCGCGCACAGCCGGACCGGTAGACGCGAAGCATGGTCTCGGTACCATCTTGGCGGCGGTGCGGCTCGGTCCAGACGAACGAGTAAATCTGGCCGCCCTGACTGAATTCGGGCTCTGGTTGGCTCGTTAAGCTTGTCACGCTCGAATCCTCCTCTCTCGAAAATCAGCCCCGCGTGACAGGCGTGACATCGGGGGGACCCCCTAAAGGGGTCTCCCCCTGTGTCACGGCCCCTGTCACGGCCTCGGGGGGCGTGACATCCGTGACATTTGCCGTTTGTCACGCCTGTCACAGGTGTCACGCTCAGGCTCGCCACAGCCACTCCTCCCCATTCCATGCCGCGGTCCGGAACCCATGCTTGGGGCAGGCATCGAGGGCTCGCTTCAGCGCCTGTCGCACCCTGGCCCTGACCTTCTCGTCCTCCTCCTCGCCGGTCGCGTACCGGCGTCTGAACTCGTCGCGGATCTCGTCCACGGTGACCGCCCGCACGGTCTCGCCGTCGCCGCGGACCTTCACCTCCCGGCCGTGGGTGACCAGCACCTCGTCGAATGCGCCCCGCAGGGCGACGATCGGCAGGGAGTCTTTGGGCGGCTGGCGGATCAGTGACGGCGGCGGCTGATCCAGGGCCGCATCGATCACGCAGGCCCCGAACGGCTCGCCATCCTCGTCGACGCCGAGCTGGATGAACCTGAGCGAGAACCCGGCGATGGGCCCCTCCTCGCCGTGGCGGGTCTTGGCGAGGTTCAGCGATCGCGCTCCTACCTCGCCGGTGACCTGCTTCCGGTCGGCCAGAACGCTCAACACCGCGTCCGCGCCGCCGCGGTAGGCCGAGGAGCCGCGCAGGCCGGTATCCTCGGTCTTCCCGTAGTGGTGGACCGGCAGCACCAAGGCACCCAGCGGCTCGCCCAGCATGCGCATGTGCCGGAGCGCCTGCTGCGCCTCCGCGGCGTCGTTCTCGTCCTTCAGGGCGAAGGCTGCCGCCAGCGTATCGATCACGATCAGCCCGAGCCGGACACCGAAGGACTCGCGCATCTGGGCATCGACGGCGCGGATCTTCGGGAGGAGCGTCTTCACCTCCTCTACGTCGGCGAGGTTCGGGACCGCGCCCATCCAGGCGATCGGCAACGGCTTGCCCTCGGCCTTGGTCTTCCGAGCCGCCTCGATCCGGCCGGCCAGCGTCCCGGCGCCTTCCGCCGCCAGGATCAGCGTCCCGACTCGCTCGACGACGCGGCGCCCGAAGAACGGCTCGCCGGTCCCGAGGCAGGCGGCGAGGTCCACGGCGGTGAACGTCTTCCCGGCCCCGGACTGACCGCCCAGGATCGCGACACCCTCCGCTGGCAGCAGATGCTTCACGAGGTACCGGGGCGGCTCCGGTGGCGCGTCGCCGTCGAAGCTGAAGCCCAGCAGTAACGCGTCGTTGCTGGGTTCGGCATCCACGGGACGAGGACCGCGGAAGTGCTGCCGGTCGTAGATCGTCGACTCGGGCTGATCCGGCCTCACGCGCATGCGCCGACCTCCGCCATCAGGGCATCGTTCATGTCCTTGCCGGCCCGGGGCATGACGATGTCGACCGCGTGCCCGGCGGCATCCCACCGGAGCGCGACCCGCTCGAAGGCTGTCGCGCTGGGCCGGTTCGGGGCCGTGTCGACCTCACCGAGCACGGTCAGCGCCTCGATGCCGGGCAGCACGGGTAGCGCACCGATATTGCCGGCCGAGATGAGCGACCACACTGGCTTGAGGCCGATCTGGCGGGCGGCGAGGCAGGTCTCGATGCCCTCGCCAACGGTGAGGCCAGTGCTGACTTCGGCCTGGTCGTCCAGCATGATAGCGGCAGCCGTGGCCGAACCGAACACCTTGCGACCGAGCTTCCTGGCGTCAGCGTCGAGGGCTGTCCGGTGGACGCCGACGAGTTCGCCCGTGTTCAGGGACCGGATTGCCGAGACCATGGCGGGAGCCGTGCCCTCGCCCCAGGGGCACGCCGGGTGAAACCGCAGGACCGCCCCGGCGATCTCGTCCGGTAGGTCGAGGCAGCGCGAGCGCAGGTAGGCCTCGACAACGGTCCCAGAGGGATGCTGGGCCTCCTGCCACATCGCGACGGCACGCCGGAGCCGCCACGCCGCGTCCGCGCGCTCCTGGGCCTCAGCCCGGCGGCGGAGTGCCGCCCGTCGCTCGGCTTCAGCTGGATCCTGCTCGCGGGTCTCGCGCCAGCGATCCAGCGGCAGGCCAAGCGCGGCGGCGACATGGTCGCGGCAGAGCCGGAAGTCGTCGCCCGCATGGCTGTGAACGATGAACCCGTCCGGCGAGGCATCGGACAGGCGCACGGACAGCGATCGATCGCGGTGGCTATGGCCTGGGCCCGGAGCGAGAACCTGTCGTCCGGCAACTTGGCCACGCAGGGCCGATGCGATCTGGGCAAGGCTCGGTGTCATGCCCGGCGCGGCTCCCACTCCAGCCGGTCGGTCAGCGCAGCGAGGCGGTCGCCTTGGCGGATCGACAGGTTGCCGTGCAGCCTCGCGATGCTGCCGATGAAGCCGCGTTCCCAGGGCGTGAGCCGCCATAGGCAACTCTGGCAGAACGCTATGCGAGCGCGATGCTGCGCCTCCTGGCGGGGCGTGTAGGCCCGACGCCACCGGTACAGGCAAAACTCGGGTACGAGTGGCGTCGGGGCCATCATCGCGCGGCCCTCCAGGTGTCGGGGACGCCGTAGGCCAGTGCAGCGGTAGCGGCGGCTACGGCAGGGGATAAGCCGAAGCGCCTCGCGAGTGCAGCGGCTTGAAAATCCGGGGTGGCTGGGGCAGATACTTCGGTGCGTGCTGCCAAGAACGCATTTCCGAGACCCGCCGATGTTGCCACCCGCGACGTCGCGCGGGTCTTTCGCATTTCAGGGTTCCTGCTGCTGATTGCGCCGGCCGGCTCGGCGCGGGTGGATCCGGCCAGCGGGGGAGCGCCCCGCCGAAGCGGGCTCAGGCGGCGCAGGCCGCGTCGGACGACTGGTCAGCAGCCTTGCGACGCGAGCGGCGTGAATTGGGAGGCATCTCGGTTCGGCGGCTCTGGACGAGCCACGCCAGCAGATCCCAGACGAGGTACTTAGCCCCCCACGCCTCGTCCTCACGGCGCACGAATACGGGTCCGGTCCCGTTGAGCCGACGCTTGCGTAGGCGGTCCACCGGCTCACGAAGGAACCGGGCGGCTTCGTCCTCATTGAGGACTATATTCTCCGGCATCCGCATGCCGGCCGGCAGTCCGTAGTTTGGGATCTCGGGCGGCAGAAGCTCGAACAGCTGCATCGCGGCGGTCTCTCGGTGTCCGATGGCCACCATGACGACCGCCCTCCGGACATTCGACCGGACCAAAAAAGAGAGTTGCCGACAGTTGGGTGGGGCAATTGTCCGAGACTGTCTTTTTTGCCCCGGTCGAATGTCGGAAATCCTGCATCTAGCGTCGGCGGCGCGGGGACTTGGGCTCGCGCAGAGGGACGGTTCTGATGCACTCCACCAGCGGCCAGGCGCTATCTGCCGACGATGCGGCCTGGTTCGCCGAGCGACCGCACCGTGAATTTCGCTGCCGGCACCTCACGGATGCCGAGCGCGCGGCTGATGCCGACCCCTACGCCCATCGGGGCCGGCCCGGTCTCACCCGCCTCTGCTACGTGCGGCGCTCCGATGGAGCGACCGTGAACCTTTGGACCCCGATGCCCGACTTCCTGATCAAGGAGGAAGACGAGGGTCGTGCCCGGTTCGCCGCGCAGTGCCTTCCGGAGCCGCCGCCACTCGACGTGCCGGTGAAGCACATCGACCTCGATGCACTTGCGGCTCCGGCTAGAGCCAGCGTTCAGGCGCTCGCTGATGATGCGTTGGCTCAGCGCGTCATCACGGCCGAGCGCCACGCCGAGATCGTGTCTGATCTCAGCCAGCACGTCCGCCCCAGCCTCGTGCTTCAGACGGCCGACAGCGGCGCGCAGCTCTGCGCCACGGTCCCGATTGATCCCGCCCTGCTGGCTGAGCTCCGGCTGACGGGCGAACAGTAGTCCTCTGGCGGTACGAAAGGACACGGCGGATGATCGCCAGCGAACAGGCCCAGGTCGACCAAAACGGATCCCGTGCTCGGCGGGCCGTGCGGGTGGTCCCCATCACCGTCCTGAACCGGACCTACACCCTTGGGCGCGTCCCGCCGCTGGAGGTGATCGGCATCGGCCGCCGCCTCGCCCCGTTCATGCGACCGCTCATCGCCTTCGGCTTGTCCATCGAGAAGCTGCGCAAGCCCGAGGGCGAGGACGCCCCTGCAGTCGAGGGGATGTCACGACTGGAGATGTATAACCATCTCGCGGATGCCGGCGGTCCCATCCTCGACGCCCTCGCTCAGATGTCGGAGCCAGACCAAAACTACGTCATCGCGGCGTGCCTGCGGGTCACCTACGACCCGACGAACAAGATCAGCCCCGAGATGTGGGACGCGACCACCGACAGGCCGGTCAGCCAAGCGACCGCGGGCGAGGTTCTGGCCCTTACCGTCGAACAGCTCAAACTGATCCTGCCGGAGCTCTGGAGCGAACTCGGTGAGGTGCGCAACTCGTTCGCGGGGATGCTCACTGCGGCGACCGGCGGGGCGCGAGCAGCCTGATGCCCGGTCGAGCCCCCCGCCCCTTCGTGTTCGCCGGCGCGACCTACCGCGCGCCGCGGCTGTGCGCGTGGGACCAATTCGCGGCGCTCGGGCTCGTCGACATCTCGCTTGAGGATCTGCGGGAATACGCGTCTCGCGGTCGCCGCCGGGGCGCGATGCCGCCGGATGTGCCGAGTCTGCTGCGGAGCGCGATCGACGCGCTCGGGCCGGACAAGCTCGCCGAGCTGTTCGACCTGATGCTGGCGGGTGCGGAGCGCCTGGACGACGGGGCCTGGGTTCCGGTGTGGGACCCCGAGGCCGCCGACACGACCTTCCCGGATCTCGGGGCCGCGCGGACCGCCGCGCTCGTCATGCAGATGCTGATCGCGAGCCTCGGCCGCTACTTCAGCCACCGCCCATTCCGCTTCGAGCCATCGACCGATGGCATCACCTACGAAGCCCTGCAGCTCCCCAACGGCTACTCGTGGCTCCTGCGGCCCGTCGAGCGCAACATGTGCTTGTTCGAGAGCCTGCTGAATGGCGCGATCGATCTCGCAGACATCGCGCTGATGAACGACGCGATCTCGGTGGCGGCCGAGAACCAGAGCCGGGCCCAGGCGGCGCTCGACGCACATCTCAAGATGAACGCGGGGGTCTGAGCGATGGCAGCCGGCACCCTGACCAACGTGCTGATCCAGTACGCGAGCCGCCGGATCGGGCCGATCATCCCCGACGTGGTGATTGAGGAGGCGCACCAGGATCGTCTCGTCGTCACGCCCCATCCGGTCGAGGGCGGCGGGTTCGTCAGCGACCACGCCTACAAATTAAACCCGGTCGTCGAGCTGCGGGTCGGTTTCTCGGACTCGACGTTCGGGATCCCGGGGTATGGCCGGGCGCGGTACGACGCCCTGCAAAAGCTGCAGAACGACAAGCAGCCGATCACGATCTTCACCGGCAAGCGCATGTACAACAACATGCTGCCGGTTGGCCTGTCCGTCGTCACAGATGCCCGATCCGAGAACGCCCTGATCGCCATCCTGGCGCTCGAACAGATCACCATCGTCTCGACTCAGACGAGCAACGATCAGACGACGGCGAAGGTCGGCGACACCGCCCCGCCCGGCAATCAGCCGGTCGTGAACGGGGGCAACGTCGAGACGCGGGATGTCACCGCTCAGAACTTCGCTGGGGCCTACAACCCCGGAAGCGGGACGCCGGTCGGCCCCGGCGCGTACAACCTCGACGGGACGCCGGCGACCGGTCAGGGCTTCGGCCTCAACACGCCCGGGGCGGACATCCCGCTGTCCCAGAACCCCAACCTGAGCGGCCTCAGCCCGCCGACCGAGATCACGCTGCCTCAGCTCAGCGTCACCTCGCCCGAGCCGATCGGTGGTCTACAGGGCGCGGGCCCCGATCAATACAACATGTTCGGAGGCGGCCCGTGAGCGGTACACCCCAGGAAATCCCGATGCAGCCGGGCAACCGGACGTTCGGCGTCACGCTCGCCGGCAAGCCGTACCTCATGCGGCAGCTGTGGAATGATGTCGCCGATCCGCCCTTCTACGCGATCGACATCACCCCTGCGAACGGCGACACCTTCGCCGACGGCTCGACGCTGCTGGCCGGACTGCCGCTCCTGACCGGCGTCGATCTGTTCGGTCAGTTTGGATACCTCGGCATCGGCGGCAAGCTGGTCGTGACAAGCGACCGGGACACCGGCGAGGACCCGACGCAGGACGGTCTCGGTGTGACCTCCCGCCTCTACTTCATCCCGGACTGAGCCGATGGATCAGAGGACACGCTCCGACGATCTGACCGAGCTGATGGCGACCTGGGCCGACAATGTGCTCTCGCGCGTCCGGATCGCTGTGCCGGTGAAGCTCGTGAAGGACAGCGACGGGCAAACCGTCGAGGCTCAGCCGCAGATCCAGGGCCTCGCCCTCCAGCCGGACGGGACGACGAAGTTCATCGACCTGCCGTCCTTCGCGGACATGCCAATCAACAGCCACGGCGGTGGCGGCATCACCACGACCCACGCCCACAAGGAGGGGGACGAGGGTCTCGCGCTGATGACGCAGCAGGCCTTCGAGGTGTGGTTCCAGCGCGGCGGCATCCAGCAGCCGGGCGATGTCCGGATGCACGCCCTCTCCGACGCCTTCTACGTCCCGGGCGTCCGAAACCAGACACGGGCGCTGAAGGGGGTCTCCACCACCTCGACGCAGACCCGGACCGACGACAAGCAGACCGTCCTCGACGTGTCGCACATGGCGCTGACCTCCGTCCGGAAAGACACCGCGCACCAGGTCAACGACAACGCGGTGCAGTCGCAGAAGGGCAGCTCCAGCCACGTGGTCGACGCGCAGGGCATCCAGTCCACCGGCGGCAAGTTTTTCTGGAATTGCTGATGGCTGGCGGCATCTCCCTTCCCGCGGCCCTGCAACTCCTCGATGGGCAACCGCACCGCAAGGTGGTCAGCGCGTTCTTCGAGCGCCTGCCGCTCGCCAAGGTGCTGTCCGGCGGCGACGTCTCCGGCCTCTTGAAGAAGGTGATGGCGGACGGCAACCTGTCGAGCGTCCTGTCGAACCCAATGGGCGTGCTCACGGGGGCCCTACAGGCCCAGGTCGGTCAGGCGGCTGCCCAGCTTCAGGCTGCTGGCTTCTCGGCCGCCAGCGGGCTGATTTCGAGCCTGACGAGTGCATCCGGCCTGGCCGGCGCCGTCGCGGCATTTCAGGCGGCCGGCGACAACCTCTCCGGATTGACGAACGGGCAGGCCGGCCTGTTCGCCTTGGCCGGGCACGATAGCCTCCTCGGGATGCTCGGGGATGCCGCGCCGGCCGTGCTGGCCGCAGCGCGCGTCTTGGGGCCGACCGCCTCGCCCGATCTCTTGAATGCCATCACGGGTGGCATTCCCGGCATGGTCTCGGCGGTGATCGGCGGCACCATGACGGCCGACGCCGCAACCGCGTGGGTGCAGCAGCAGACGATCGCGCTCCAGGGCGTGGTGATGGCCTCAGCTGATGCGCTTGCGCAGGGGCAGGCGATGCAGATGCTTGCCTCGACTGTCGCCACGGTCTCGGGCCTCATGGCGCTGCCACCGGGTGCGACGGCCTCACCGATCCAGGCCGCGATCGCGGGGTTCGTCCTCCCCGCGGCCCGCGCCGCGATGGATGTCGCGAACGCCGCCCAGCGGCCGGAGCAAACCCACGACCCCGTGGACACCGCCGGCATGACTTCGCTCGGAGGCTAAGCGGCCATGGCGCAGCAGTACCTCAGGCAGGTGAAGGCCGAGATCAGCGGGGGACCGACGTTCCAATACGACGGCACCGTGCCCGAGCCCAGCAATGGCGAGGGTGGGCCCGGCCTGCGCATCCGGTTCGAGGTGACCCAGAAGGATCTGAGCACGCCGAACGTCCTGAACCTGTTCATCACCAACCCCGCGCCGAGCCGGGTGCAGCCGGCCCTGTACGAGAACAAGAGCGTCACGCTGAACGCGGGCTTCGCCGGCAACTTTGGTCTGCTGTTCAAGGGCCAGATCCGGCAGGCCCGGGTCATCATGGAGAACGTGACGGATCGGGTCCTGCACATCCTCGCCACCGACATGGGCCGGCCGCGGAACTATGCGGTGCTGTCCAGTTCACTCTCGTCCGGGCACACCCTGCGTGACCGCGCCAACCTCGCCATCAAGGCCTTTGAGGCGATGGGGGTGAAGACCGGCTACATCTGCCCACTGGCACCGGACGTGAAATTCTCTCGGAGCTTCGCCTTCTCAGGGCCGGCGCACGAGCTGATGCGCCAGGTGTGTCAGGCAGCCAAGGCGAGCTGGTCCATCCAGAACGGCACCCAGCAGATCGTCCCGAACGACACGCCGCATCCGGGCAAGGGCATTATCACCTTGAACCGCAACACCGGCCTGATCGGGCTGGCCGAGCAGACCATCCAGGGCATCGAGGGACGCGCCCTGCTCAACCCGCAGATCGTGCCGACGAGCGTGGTCAAGATCGACGATGCCGCTATTCAGCGAGCTGCGATCAGCCCTGGATACACGGCCGCCCCAGCAAACGCGCAGATCCAGAAGCTCGACGCCGACGGTAACTACAAAATTTACTATGTCGGGCACAGCGGCGACACGCGTGGGGGCGACTTCCTCACGTCGTTCATCGGCACTCGACTGAGCCAGAACCGCATCTCCGCGGCGATGGCTGCCCGGGGCATCACGCCCAACTACCCCAATGCTCCGGCGAACTAGGATCGGCCATGGCTGACGATATCCTCAAATCGCTCTTCGTGTCCCTCGGCTGGAAGAACGACGAGGCAGGACAAAAGAAGGTCGAGCGGAGCGTTGCGGACTACGAGAAGACGGTCCGCGAGGCGGAGAAGCGCGTCGAGGCGGCCCGGCGCGCCGCGGCGGCGACCACGCAGCAGACCGACGAGCAGATGGCTCGGGACGATCTGCGGGCGGCGCGCGAGGCCCTCAGGGCGGCCAAGGAGACCGAGGAAGCGGCCCGGAAGGTCGCTGCGGCCAAGCAGAAGGAGGCTAAGGAGAGCGCCGAGGCCATCGCCCTTGCGATCACGAAACTCAACCTGTTCGTGGATGCGACCATCGCGGCCGGTCAGAAGATCGGTAGCGCCATCGGTGGTGCGATCACGGGACTGGCGCAGCTCAACTACGTCGCGGGCCGCACCGGCGCGTCGGTCCAGAGCATCAAGGGCTTGGGCTACGCCTTCTCGCAGGTCGGCGGCAGCGTCGGCCAAGCCATGTCGGCACTCGAGAGCTTCGCCCGCAGCACGCGGACTAACGAGGGCTTGGCTGGCTTCGTGAAGGACCTCGGCGTCGACACCACCAAGGACAAGGCGCTACAGCTCCTCGATGTCATCGATACCCTGAAGAAGGAGGGGTATCAGGTCGGCTCGCAGCAGGCCGAGATGCTCGGCATCCCCGAGGAGACGTTCAATCTCCTCGCGCGGTACGGGGATCAGGTCCGGCACTTCTACGCGGAGCGCGCCAAGGCGGCGAAGGACTTCCACCTTGACGAGGAGGAGGCAGCCAAGGCCAGCGCCCGCCTGATGCAGGGCCTTGGGTCCTTGTCGGCCACGGTCGAGGTGGCGTTCACGAAGCTCCTGACCTCGGCAGCGCCGCGCCTGTCAAAGTGGATCGACGACCTGCGGGACTGGATCCAATCGCATCAGAAGGAAATCGGCGAGTTCCTGGAATGGATCGCTCAGAAGGTCGAGTGGGTCGGTCAGAAGATCACCGAGTTCGTGGAGGGCATGGCTGGGACCCTTCAGGACAAGGAGAAGCAGAAGGCCTTCGACGAGTGGAAGCAGGGCTTCACCGACATCGGCAACGCTGCCCAACGTCTGCTGGATCTGTCCGAGAAGCTGGCAAACTCGAACCTATGGAAGGTGCTCAAGCTCCTGACGATCGACAATCCGCTCGCGAACTGGCCCCTGCGCCTGCTCTCTTCGGCGGTCGGCACGGCAGAGGCCAGCACGGGGGGCGGTGGGCTCAATGCGCAGGCATCGTCTGTCGGAGCTGTGCCGCCGGATGAGCGCTCCATGTTGCAGAAGATCTTGCCGAAGGCTTTGGGAGGGAGGGATGCGCCGGCGGCCGGTGACGGCTCACGGTCGTGGCGCAACAACAATCCCGGCAACTTGAAAGACGGACCCTTCGCCCGCGCACACGGCGCGGTAGGTGTCGATGACAAGGGGTTTGCGCGCTTCCCGTCTTACGATGCTGGACGCAAGGCGCAGGAGAGCCTGTTGTTCGATGACCCACGGTATAAGCGCCTGTCGATCAAGGATGCGATCGCCAAGTATGCGCCGGCCGGTGATGGGAACGACCCCACGGGATATGCTGCGCAGGTTGCGCGAGCCGCTGGCGTCGGCGTGGATGCGCCACTGTCGAGCCTAACTCCGGAGCAGCGCGGGCGCTTCCTCGACGCACAGCAGCGCAAGGAGGGCTGGATCCCCGGCTTCAGCGCCACGTCGAGCGACGCGCCCGCGCCGGCCGGCACACCGCGGCTGCGGACCGGCCTCGCGACCGTGCGCGCCAGCAGCGGGCGGACGTTCCAAGTCGCCGCAGAGTTCGCGGCGAACTTCCAGGGCTTTATTGACGACTACGAGAAGGCCGGCGGCGTCATCGGGCCGCACAGCGGCGGCAACAACGAGCGGCCCGGCAACGCGAGCTACCACCCGGTCGGGCGGGCGATCGACGTGAACCAAGTCGGCCGTGGTGTCCGAGCGGGCGGCCGCACCCTCCCGCTCGACGTGGAGGATGCGCTTGCGGCGAAGTGGGGCCTGCGCTCCGGCAACAGCTTCCGCAGCAACGACAACGGTCATTTCGAGGTGCATCGTGCCGAGATGGCGCGCGCTGCCATAGAGCGAATGAAAGCCCAGACCGACTCTGATAGGACGATCACTAGGGCGCTAACGGCACCGACCCCGCGGCCGGTGCTCCGGATGGATCCCGGCGGCTTCGACGTAAACGCATTGACGCGTCCGGCTTCGCCTTTAGCGACTGGATCAGTCACGAATAGCTCTAGCAGCACCTCGAAAGTGCTCAATCAAACAAACAACTATAACGTTGATATTAAAGACAGCCGAGGCCCGGAGGCTCACGCTAAAGCCTTCAAGGATACTGGAACGCAAATGGGTCAGTTGCACCTTGAGAATGCGCAGAGGGCATTCGCGTGATCATTATCAATCGGGCGCGCTATCGATGAAACTTTGGAGGCGGGAGCGTGGCCCCTTCATCCTGTAACTGCAATTGAAGCTGCGAGGTCACAAATTTAGCGAGATAGCTGTAATATGCGTGATCTTCTGACCCCTGATTTCTGGCAAACTCAACGCAATCTTTCTGCCGCAACGCCGAAAGCCGACCCCAAACTATCTTGATATAATCATACCGATGTTGCTCGTCGCGCACGCAAGCTGCGGCGAGCGCTCGGTCTCCGAGACCTGCACAGGCACGATCAACATCATGCGACGGGATCGGCACATCGTCAGCCGCCTGAGCTGTCCCTATCGCGGTAACGACAATCACGGCGGCGAGGGCGGAGCGCATGGCGACCAGAATAGGCGAACACGCGCCAGTCGGCGAGAGCGAGCGACAGCGTCAGTTCGGTTTGTTGGCCGTGCGCGTGTCTGCCGGTGCTGCCAGCGTCTCCGAGAACGACTGCACGATCAGCCGTGCAAGGTCGTCCCCGAAGCGCAAACGAAGGGGTCGCAAGTTTCCGAACTCAGCCTCAATCAGGTTGTTACCGTCTCCATCTACGCCGGTCGCCAATGTCTCAACCATATAGTCAAGCAACATTTCTGGGCGACCTGACTGCTCAGGATGAGGCGAGCCGTGTTTCTCCAGTAGTGAGATACAGGCAACGCAGAACCGTTCGACAGACGGCTGGTCAAGCCGTAGGCGAGCTTGTGCGCCCTGAGGGCCTTGGATCAGCAGGACGAAATGCCCGTCCTCAAACCGAAGATCGAGCATCGCCCTACACTGCCTCCGATCCAGCACTACCGGTCGCCGTAATCATCACGGGGCGCATTCGATGTGATCAGGCAGCCACCGGCTCGGCTGCTCTTCGAAGTACCTCCTCGCCCCACTGATTGAGGCTCTTCCCCGACAGTTCCGCCGCGATGGCCACGTTGGCGTGCAGTTCCGGAGTGACCCGAAATTGCAAGCTCCCAGAAAACGGACGCTGCGGATCTTTGCCGACCTTGGCGCAGGTATCGACATAATCGTCCACGGCCTCTCTGAACGCAGCTTCCAGATCGCTCACCGTGTCAGCGTGGAACCCGACCTTGTCCCCAATGCCGGCGATTGAGCCGAAGAAGATGTGATCCTCGGCATCGAACTCGACGCGCGCGGCGTACCCTCTGTGCCTCAATACGTTGCTCATCGAACCGTCTCCTCGCTCGTGCCTGCTTCCTTGTCGGTGTCGTCCTCTGCCTCATCGGAAGCCTCAGCAGGGGCCAATCCGATCTGCGTCAGAAAATCTCGCGCATCCTTGATCTGATACCGCTTTGCCTCCTTTGCCGGATGCGGGCGGTGAAACGTGGCGATGCGGTCTTCCTCTCCTTCCGCGACATAGGAAAACCGCACCCGCGACCCTTCGCCTTCAATTACTACGCAGCCCGCAGCGACCAGCATCGCCTCGACGGCCGCCCATTCGATCGTTCCCGACACCGGATCGGTGAACACCTTCTTCAGCGTCTTACGGTGTCGGTTGTTCATGCAAGCATAATGCGCTTGCTCCGAAATAGTTGCAAGCAAAAATTGCTTGCGGCAGTGTGCTGAGGGTCACTCATGTCCGCCAATCTCAACGCCCTCCTCGAACGCCTGAAGGCGCACCAGCGCGATCTGATCCTCGCGATGGCCGAGCACGACGGAATGCCGGCTAGCAGCGCCCTCCGTCAGGTCGCGGAGCTGGAGAACGTGATTGCCGCCGTCGAGGCCGTGGCGGGGGAAGAGGTCAACCGGGCACGGAAAGCTCGCTGAGGAACTACGATGGCGGATGGCACCTGGACCGAGGCGGTCAAGTTCTGGGGCGGCCTCGCCGGAATTGGCACCGCCGCGTTCACCCTATGGGATCGCGCCGTCCGCTCGCGCCCGTGGGTCGAGCCGCACATCACCCTGAGCGCTGGCTTCCCGCTCGGTATGGCGGAGATCGATACGCCTCCGCATCTGCGCGTTCACAACCCCAGCAGGCGCACGATCGGGATCCGAACTGTCGTGTTCCACGGCCGTGGCATCCCCCGGCTCGCGCTCACCGAGGATGTCGGCCGGGACGTTCATCCCAAACGGTTGTTGCCGATCGGGGCCGGAAAGAGCCGGTTGTTCGAGGTTATGTGGGTGGTCGAGCCCGGCCAAGACGCCGAGGCGACGGTCTGGATCGTGATCTGGTGGCGTCCGCTGGCGGCGGTACTTCCGCGGGTGCCGATCCTCCTGCGAACCTCGGTCGGAACCTTGATCCGCCTCCAGGACGCCGAGGCCCAGCGGGCGCGGGACGAAGAGGAGGCACGTCGGCTCGGCACGGCACCTGTGCTCATGGAAGCGGGGCAGGGGTAAGTGCGGCATCCGCAATTGGCCAGCCGCTACGCCTCGGCGGCCTTCTCCGGAGGATCGGTCAGCTCATGGAATGTGGCCTCCAGCACGCCCATCGTGTGTTCAATGGCGTTCCTCAGATTGATGGCGCTGAACTGGTCCCAGAGGACCGTGACACCGCCGACCTCGTCGCCGAGGTAGCTCGCATCGCATTCCAGTTCGCCGACGAAGCCCGGCGCAACGATCTCATAATCCTTCGATCCGAAGCCGGGGTTGAGCTTCGCCCGTGTCAGCCGCGCGTGCTTGGAGGCATTGGCGAAGGCTTGAACGGTGGCATAGCCAAATGTGCCTGTACCGGGAACGCCACCCTGCCCGAGGTGGCTCTTGGTGTCGTTGAACCGGGTGATCTCCCGCTCGGCCTTCTTTCCGTCCGCGATCCGGTTCTGAAACACGTGATCGACTGTGTGCAGCAGTGCCATGCAGGCCAACATGCCGCGACGCGGGTCATCGTGCTGGGCGAAAAATTCCTCAACCGTCGGGCGGACGATGAGATCATAGTACTCGCGCGCTCGATACACAGCGCCCCCCCTATCTATGCCGCATCATGCCGGCTGGGTTCACCCTGCACCAGACTGCCGAGCCAGAGATCCTGAGGGGTACGACGGCATTTCGGGGAGATACCACCACCCTCGTCAGTAGGCCTTCAGGGTCCCACGACCGATGTGATCGCCGTAGCGCAGTCGCGCCTTCACGCGGATGTCCTCGAATGGCAGGCCGCCTTGCGCCGCCGACATCTGCTTGAGGCACTTGTGCATGCCCTCAGCGAAGCCGTTGGTCCGCTTGTCCCTGTAGAAATTGAGGATGTAGCGCCGGTGGCGCGCTAGCATCTTCACAACGTTGGCGAAGTCGCCCCTGAGCCGCTCATCCTTGATGACCTCCTTGAGAAGGGCGTGCATGCCTGAGCGTGCAAGCTTCTCGCTGTCGTACTCGTAGAGCTCTTGGAGGTCCTCCTTGAACCGATAGGCCTCACGGAGGTACTCGCCGTCGAAGACATGCGTCGGGACCGACCTTCGAGGCGTCAGCAGGTCTCCTGTCAGCCTGATCGCCCAGATCCGCTTGAGTTTCTCCTCCTTTCTCAGGTCCGGCAGGGGTCCCCGCCGCTGCATGAGGAGATCGTCCACGTCCCGGATCTTCATGACCTCCGGCTGTCCGCCCTTCTCTCTGCGTAGGGCGGAGATCACCCGTCCCCGGGCCTGGCTCATGGCGCGGTTGATCGGCTTCACGATGTGGAAGCGGTCTACGACGATGATCGTCTTGTCCCGGTCGAACAGTTCTTCGACGAGCCTGATGTACGACGAGTGCATGTCGCAGACCACCGTCCGCACCTCGTGCCGGTTGGTAATGCCCTTGAAAAAGGTTTCGACCGTCGGCTTGAGGTGATCCTCCAGGACGTCGATGACAGCTCCTGCCACCGGGTCGTAGCAGATGAACCGGAGCTTGCCGTCGAGCCTCGTCTCGTCGATGCAGATGACCTCCGGCAGCCGGGTAGTTCGGAAGGGCAACGTCACGGCTGCCGACGCATCGAACACCTTCGTGAGTTTCTTGCGATCCAGCCCCAGCATGTTGGCGGCCTGCACGTTGGAGTGCTTCGTGGCCGTGTGGAGGATGTCGCGGCGCAGACGCTTCGTGACCGCGAGATCCTCATCGACGCTCGGCACCGCCTGGACGATCATCGCCTTGCAGTCCGGGCAGCGCTTTTTGATCCGCATGATCCTCAGGCGGGTCGGCTCGCGCTCGTAGGGCTTATCGGCGACGTACAGCGGCACCGCCCCGTGCTTGATGAACCTGTGGTTCGGGCAGGTCAGCGGATCCGAGCCCTGATCCAGGCCGCGCCACTCGATCTCGTCGTCCGGCAGGGTGATCTTGCAGTCGATGACGTAGCCGTTGCGCCGCTTGTTCGGATCGACCGGCTTGGTGGGCTGCGGCCCCCGCCGCGGGATGATTTCCCGCTTCGGCACCCCGATCGGCTGAAGGCCGTACATGTCTTCGCCGAACCACCAATTCCGTTTCACGCGCGGCTCCAAGGACTTGCTGCGCGAAAACCCTCTCAATTAGCTGGTTGGTGAGGCCTTACCGCGGGGCCAATTCCCTGAGAGCCGGGGGCGTTGCCAACCACTTTTGCCCAACAGCCATCCGGGATGGGTAACGAGAGTCGAGATCATTCGAAGCATTCACCCTGACACGCCGGGTACGACGGGAGAGATGTTCGATCAGGGCGAGTGACGGGCAGGAGATCGGATCAGGGGCATCGCGCGGCCCGACGGCCGCACCGACAGGGACAGCAGGCAGACGAGTACCGGGCACAGGAAAACCCCGGGAAGGACGTGAGGACGGCGACGACGAGCCCGAACGGCTCGGCCGGCAGCCCCAAACAGAACCAGCCTCACAGCTCCACAGCCTCGTAACGAACCCTCCTCGAACCCCTGAAGCACCGAGACCTCCGATGAGACACCACGTGTTCCAGCCCTACGCACCGCTGTGGCGCGAAGGGCGTTCCAGCCCGGCAGCCGCGCCGCCGGGGCGACCACCTCCACGGCCGGAGGCGGCCGGAGGTGAGGAGCGGGTGGACGACCTGCAAGGGCTGTTCGCATCCCTGCGGGCGGCTACGCGCCTGGAGCGCGTGATCCGCGCCTGCGTGGTCGGCATGGAGCCGGGTGAGCGCGGCGACGCCTTCCTGACCCTCGGGGACCCGCACGCCACGGCGGGCGATCCGCTCCGGCTGAAGGTACGCCTCCGGACCGGGACCGCGACGTCGGCCGACGCCCTTCTCAACCGGGACGTGGTGCTCCGGATCCGGACTGGCCTGCGCTACGGCTTCGGCCGCGGCCCACGGATCCAGGCCGACGTGATCGAGGTCCTGGACGTCGCAGCCGAGCCAATCACCGCGATCCTCCAGCGCGAGGACACGCTCCGGCAGATGCGGCTCGAAGGCCTACGGCACGGGCCCACGACCTGGCGAGAACCGCAGGACCTGCGCCGCGTGATGCTGATCGCTTCGGACCGCGGCGAGGCGTTCGGTGATGTCCAACGCGCGCTCTCGCCGTTCGTTAACACCGGCGCGTTGATCATCACGTTCGTGCCGGCGATCTTCGAGGGACCGTCCGCGGAACGCTCCCTGATCGAGGCTTTCGCCGGGGCCGAAGCGGCGAGCGCTGTATACGACGCTCATTCGATCACCCTTGTGGTGCGTGGAGGAGGGCCGCCAGCGGCTTTCGCACCCCTCGACGCAGTGGGGGTCGCCCGAGCAGCCACGCGCCTCACGAACCTCGTGACGGGCCTCGGGCACGCGGGGACGCCGGAAACCGCCCTGGACGCCATCGCGTGCCGCTCGGCCGCCACGCCCACCGCCGCCGCGGTTCTGGTGCGCGACCTCTTGGAGGCGTCCGCGACAAGAGCCGAGGCCGCGCTCGCGGAACTCGACGCCGCGATCGAGGAGCAGGTCGAGGTCCCGGCCCGATGTGCGCTCGCCCGGGCGGCCCGCGAGTTCGACGCCGCGGTGGATCTCTGCCTCCTCGAGGCCGAGAGCCGCCTCGCCGAGATCGGACGTGGCGTGGAAACCGGCCTGATGGGCACGGTCGCCGCGCTCTCGCCGGTCGGACGGGCGCCAGAGGCGCCCGCGGTGCCAAGCCCGGTACCCCTCCAAGCCGATCCGGCCACAGCCACTGAAGCCTGCCCGGTGATGTTCGAGGCTACCCCAGATGGGCCAGCCTTCGTCACCGCCGCCGCATCGCTGCGGCCGGGCACCCGCCTCACGATCCTGCTCCCGGACGGGGCTGCAACCGTCCAGGTCGAACACGTCACCCTCGCAACCCAGAACTGAAGGACACCACCATCATGACCTCCGACACACAGCCGATCCCGTTCCTCGACGCCCTGCGGCGGATCGAGGAGCTGACAAGGCGCATCCGCCAGGGTGGCCTCGCGCACTTCGATAGCCTCGAAGCTGACATGGCCGAGGTGCGGGAGATCCGGAGCGTCCTGGCGCAGCGCATTGCCGGGATACGACGGGCGCGCGGCTGACGCCGCCCACCTCAATTGTGGCCCGCTGCCGGGTGCTTGCGGTTGAAGCAGCGGCTTTCGCGGATCGACCCAGGCCCAGTAGCTTCCTCGATCCGGCCACTTCATCAACCTCAGTCGAGCTGACTGAGTTCAGCCCTAAGGCCAGCTCGGCCGCTGTATGCAAACCGGCGATGTGCATACAGCGGCCATTCGCGTGAGCACGCGGACAAACCCCAAGAGCAAGAACGGATTTGTTGGCCGTGGGCCAGCGCACCGCGGTCTCCAGTCCCGCCGCACCGCGCCAACCCTCACGCAACAGCCCGGCCGAGGCTTCACGGGCGAGCCCCGGGGAACTGGCCCGGATGCGCCTGTCATCGCGTGCTTACCCGCCGCGCGCCGTGTGGTGTCGTGAACGCCTCGGGCGCGCTGACGGGAAGAGCCGACGCTGTAGCAGCTGCAGACCGGCGTGTCGCCGTATCAGCCTGTCCGTAGGTTCCGAGCGCCCAGACGTTCGGCCTCGGCTCGCCACGCATCTCGCTCGTCCTGCACCACCTCGATACGAGCGTGCAGCTGCCCGGCGTCGATCGCGGTCTCCATCAGCATGTCTTGGGCGGTGGCGAGTTGCTGCCGCAGCTCGGCATTCTCGGTGGCCAGGGCGAGGAGCAGTGCCGCCACATCGTCACCCATGCCAGCTCCAGCCTCTCGCGTCCGGGACGCGGCAGGTAGGGTCAGCGTGGTTACCGCGTCGACAAGGATGTCAGCTTGGCGTCCGTCATGTACGCCCTCGTCCACAGCAAGATTGCAGACGAGCGCGCCGCGGCTTCTGCACCGCCGCGCGGTTCATCCGGCCGGCTGAACACCTCCACCCGCAGGCGACCGCCCACACCAGGCCGGAGCTGCCCAAGCCACACCCCTTGAGAAGCCAGCCAGCTTTCGTGTGCCCAATCGCGACACGGCGCGCCGGGCTCGCTCGCATTAGGGGCTGCCAGCACGACGCCGAGATCCACGTCGCTGTCCGGGTGCGACGTGCCGTCCGCTCGGCTGCCGAACAGCCACACCTCGGCGAGTTCAATCCTGCCACCAGCCCACGTGGAGATGTTGAGCAGCCACTCCAGCCGCATATCGAGGCCCAGGACCGGCAGTCCGGGATCCATGAACGCCAGCGCGATTCCGCCGAGGTGCTGCGGGTAGGCGCACATGAACGCGGCGAGCACCTGCTGCACGCACGCATCCAGCAGCGCCCGCTTATCGTCGATACGGACGGCGAGACCAGGGGTCCCGATACGACCCAAGCCAAAGCCTGGCCCCGCTATACCGAACGAGAATGGCGGCACCCGTACTTCGCAGCCTGGCAGCAGCGGCAGTCGGGCTGGATGCTTGGTCCCGTTGGCCATGTCCTGCACCAACGTGAAGGTCGATCCACATCGCTCCAGCGCTACGCTCTGCGCGGTTTTGGTCGCAGCATCGGTTTTCCGCTTGCGCGCGCTCGTCGATAGTTCCGCGAATCCTGGCTCGCGCGCAGCCTCGGCCAATCCGAGGGAATCGGCGACGTGGCAGACCACGAGGCACGCGAGGTAAGCGCGCCGACGATCGTCACGGGCGCACAAGAACTCGTGCAGCGTCGGCAGCACGAGCTGCTCGACGTACTCCCGGGGCGTCATCGGCGCGTTCGGTTTGTCGTCCGGCGGCATGCCCTCACCTCATAGCTCGGTCCGCACCACGACCCGCACGGATTCCGGCGCGAGCGCTTTGGCTGAAGTCGCCCGCTGCCCCTCGGCAGCCTTTCTTCGGTGCCGTTTTCCCCGATTCTGACAGAACTAGAACTTTAGTAGGCGTGCTGGTTACGCTTTTGACCCCTCCCTCCTGAGACAGGGAGGGTGCAGCCTGCGCTCTCCGGTTAGGAACCGGGTCGCCGCGCCGCGCCAGCCGGATCCAGGCCAGCCATTCGGCTGAGATGATCCGGAGCACGTTCGTGTCGTTGCGAAAGCCGGTGATCTGGCGCTCCTCGACGGTCAGGAGCCCGAGCTGGCGCGCCTCGCGGATCGCGTTCTTCACGGTCGAGCGGCACACACCCGCCACCGCGGCCATATTCTCGATCGACAGCCGGCAGTCCTTCCTGCCGGCCGTCTCGGCCGCCACCAGGGCAAGCACCGCCTGCTCGGCCAGCGTGAACCGGGCGGCCAGTCCCGGCGGGAGTCGCCCCGATGCAGCCCAGCGGCGTCGGCGTTCCATCGAGGCATCGGTGCGCGGACGCGAGCCGACAGTCGGCCTGCTGGCGCGGCTCCGGGTGTCCTGAGGGGTAGGCCGCTCGGTATGGGCCTCGGCACCAGAAGCCGGTGTCGGTGCGCATGCACCGTGCGGCATCCGACGCAGGGCAGGCGCATCCGTGCGCGCCTCGATCAGCCCTGACAGCACCTCGGCTTCGGCTTCCGAGACCCGCCCTTCCCCAAAGGCGCGCCACAGCAGCGCCGTCACGGATGGCAGGGTGATTCGGTCGGCCGCCTCGATCGCGCGGCGGATTTCATCTGCGAACACGTGTCTCGGCCCTTTCCAAAGGGCCACAGGGGGACAATCGGCGGCGCAGGCTGTGCGCTCCGTTCAAGACAAGCCGATATCGTTGCGGGAATTGGCGTTCCCGCTTGACGCCCGGGGGCGTCTCATGGCTTGTGAGGGGTGGATAGGGGCCTCACAGGCCTTCTCGATTTCGACGGGCTCCTCGTTTGGCGACGGGGGGCCCGTTGGCTTTTCAGGGTCCTACTGCGGCGGTCGGTGCTCCTGGTGGTATCCCGGCCAGCGACTCGCGCGAGGCGATGAGTAGCCGGACATGGCATGTCGGCCGGAGCGCACGGCTAAGTCAACGGCGGGAGATGATCAGCGCGACATGCTAGCCGGACCTTCGACCCTCGCGGACCTGCGTAAGGCGGGCATCGTCACCAGCCAGGAGATCGTCGCTGCGATCGATCTCTATCTGCGGGATCCGGAGGCCGGTCCCTATCGCTTCGCCAGCGGATACAGCATCGACATCCCGGCGCTCGTGAACGCTACGCCCGCGTTCGGGGCAGTCGATCGCTCAGGGCCGCAGGAGAAGGCGTTCCGGACCGTGCTGGCTGCCGCCGCCATGTCGGCCTATCCAACCGCGCCGTAGCCTGCCGGCCTTAACCGTCCGAAACCTTTTCCGGCCCGGTCAGGTAGAATGCGCCGCGGTCGTGCTCGTCGATCCCCGCGAGCTTCCCATGCACGAGCCGCGCGAGCATCCGGTAGCTGTCGGCGACAATATCGCTCGCCCGCACGAAGCCAGGACCTGGATCGGTCTCGATAACCACGACATTCATGCCGAGCCGATCGCCGCACTGCATGAGGCCGAACCCGTTAAGGCGCGTCTGGAAGGCCGCGGCGCGCCGTACCAGACGCGCCTTCTTGTGCTTGAGCGCGCCGTGCTTGAGCGAGGCTGCCGCGTCGCGCAGAACCCGGTAGCTGTCCGAGACGCCTGCCAGCATGTCCCGGAACACGTCGTCGGTGGCGAGGCCCGCCATGCGATGGTCGCCCGCGTCGGCCCCGGCGGCGTGGAGGATACCAGCCAACGTGTCGAGGCTCAGGATCGCGTTGACGATCGCCCGCATATCGTCGGGGTCGGTCAGCGCCGCGACCATGTTCGGATGCGCGACCTCGTCGAGGAATGCTGCAGGCGTCACAAGGTACGATCCTCGACGGTCTGACCGATCGGCGGACGCATCATCGCCCTCAGTTCCCCGACCTCCGGCAACTCCGGCGTTCTGAGCAACGCGCCCATTGCCTCATGGGCATCAAGCCAACGCCTCGCCGTCAGCAGCAGGGCAGGGCCGGCGTCGTCGAGGCCGTAGCGCTCGACGCGAGCGTGCGCCACCTCCAGGCGCCGGTTGAGCCATCGTACCCGTACCAGCAGGATCAGAAACCGAGCGGTGTCTGGCCAGGACAGGTGCTCGACGGCAGCAGCATGCTGCGATCGGATCGGAAGAGCGGTCGGCATCAGAGCGCCTGAATATGGGGGGTCGCAGCGGCTCGCCTGCAGCTCACGAGGGCAACCTCTTTGCGCCTGCGGTCTGAGCAGCAGGTATCGCGGATATCGTGCGCTGGCTCGGGAGCGCCGGGACCCGCGGGGGGCGCGGTCGCATCAGGACGGCACTCCCGTCGGAGGCATGTCGGACCATGCCGAGCTGCTTGATGGTCGTCGCTGCCGCACGATCAAGAGGGTTTTCCCTCGAATTGAGCGCCATCTCGGCCCAAGCGAGAATGCCCTCAGTGCTGAGATCTCCGGCCCAGGACATCATTGCCCGGTAATCCGCGATATCATCCGCGTACTCGGGTTCGATCTCCTTACGAGAAAGGGCCTTCGCGAGCGCCTCCTCGCTCTGCTGTATGTGCTTGTTGATGCCGGGTCGGCCCTTGAGCAGCCGGATCGCCGCCGCGGGCCTCATCTCCTGCTGAGCGCCGGCGGCCACCAGCGCGCCGATGGCTGCAAACAGGATGCAGTCTCGTCCCATCTCACGTGACGTCGGCTGACGGGGCTGGAGGCGCTGGCCGGCACCGCGGAAGAACTTGTGTACCGGGTGCCGCCGCGGACGGGCGACGTCGCGCAGCATGATGAAGGCTTCCATGGCGACCCGCATGCGTTCCTGTTCGGCCCCCACGGTCTCGGGATAGTTCCGAACCTGCCGCATATACTCAAGCGTCAGCGTTCGCAGGAAAGTGAACACGGCGGCCAAGCGCTCTGCCTCTGAAGCCGAATGCCCCTGCACCGCCTCATGCGCCGCCATCTCATTCAGGGCCGAGAAGACCTCGTTGGCGAACTCGCGTGCATCGCGGTCGCTGACCTTACCGGCCTCCTCGCGCTCCTTCCGGACCTGGGTTTCGATCTTCTTCTCCGTGCGCATCGCTGAGCTTCCCGTTCGGGCGGGCCTGAGGCCTCGCTGCGTTGCCAGAATGTTCCGAGTGCGAGATCGCCCGGTCGCCTGGGCCGATCTCGTCTACCGCCGCCTGACGCCCTCGCCCCGGCCGTTGCCCTCGTCTGCCAGCAGGATCACGCCGGCTTGCTCAAGCGCCCGGACCATGCCGGCGAGGTTGTTGTGGCCCGGCATGCGCCGGCCCTTCTCAAAATCGCGGATCGTGGACAGCCCCAGGTGCGAAGCCGCCGCGAACTGGGTCTGTGACCAGTCAAGCAGAGCGCGAGCGGCACGAGCCTGCGCAGCAGTGAGCATTGGAGCAGGCTCGATCTGCCAACAATCGCCGTCAACCCGCAACACTAGTTATTCACCGCAAATGCAAAGCGTTTGGCCGCGCCGCCCGCAAACACGAGCAGGATCAGACGCATGCGTCCGGTTCCTGACTGCCGATCTCCAGATCGCGGTCGGAGCCGCGCAACCAGACGACTTGGCTGCCGTGGTGGTTCTCGGGAGCGCCGAGGCTTGGCTCGGCATCACCCCCGTCCTCGCGGTCGGGATCGCCGTCCCCATCGTCCAGAATGGCGACGATCCGGTCGACGATATCGAGGGCGAGTTCCGCCAGCCGCTCGAACTCCTCGCGCGGGATCGGCTGGGCAGTGGGTATCTCACGAGGGCCCGGGAAGGGGACGATCTTGCTCATGATGGGTCTCGGAACTGGGTTGGACCAATAGTCTCCCGGCAGGATCCGGCCGGGGCGGTACGCACGGCTACGAAGGGGTGATGAGGGAGCGCGATCAGCGCCCCTCGCGCTCGGCGGCGGCGTGGTCGAGCAGCTCGCGGGCGAACGCCTCGATGGCATCGGGGTCGCCATTGTCGATGATCGGCACGGCCCGCATCGACAGGCGCGTCTCGCGGCCGCTTCTGTCGCCCGCTACCCGGCCCGCGACCTCTCGGTCGACTGCGCTCTCGACATCGGTCAGGGCGTCCCCGAGCCAGTGCATCAGCTTGCCGACCTCGTTGTAGTCGGAGGCCCCAAGGGGATGTTCGCGTCGATGGCAGCAGGGTCCCCAGGCATAAGCGTAGGCCACCGCGCCGACGTGCTCCGCTAAGTCCTGAATGGTCTGCAGCTCGTCCATCGTGGCGGACTCGAGGTCCAGTATGCCGACGAGGTCCGGTGTGGCGCGCTGATCAGACCCCGCTGCCACGCCCCCGCTCATCGCGGGCGCAGCGGCGGCGGCCAGAGCGTCCATCCGCATGTCGCGGCGCAGGTCGGCCGCGACTTTCGGCCAGACGGCCGGGTCGTGAAACCCGACGTAGGCCTCACGGCGTCGCTCGAACTCGGCTTCAGCCAGGGCCAGAAGCCGGGCAGCCTCCTGCGGTATGGCGTATTCAAGCGCCATCAGAGCCGCTGGCTGATGCTGCGGCACCGGAAGAAACCCAGGGTGGTAGGCTGCGGTCGCCGCCCAGTCCCGATCCATGCCAGGGTAGCGGGCCGCGTGCAGGCCGAGGCAGGCTTGGATCAGACCCGCGAAGGCATGCTCTTTGTCCGAGAAGCTATGCTCCGGCGGCTCGCCGTTGCCGGTTAGGTAGGTCTGCATGTGGCGGGCGAGGGCTAGAAGGCCGGCGACCGTGGTTGGGCGGGTACCCTCGACCGCGTCGAGCGCGGCGATGCGCCGGTCGTGCGCGGCTTCGTAACCCTCCTTGTCCCTACCATCGTCGAGGCCGAGGCAGGCGGCCCGGGCCGCGAGATGCCGCTCGATGGCAGGGAAGATCGGATCCGGCAGAGGGGGCGCGATCGGATCACCGCGCCAATCCACACCGGCCAGCGTGCAGCACGCCTCAATCAGGCGGCGCGCGGACTTCTCAGTCAGCGTCTCCTCGTCGCCGTCCGCGGCAGCGGCCTCGAAGTCGCCGCGCGGCCAGACATGGGCCAGAGCTGCCCTGGCCTTCACGGCGAGCCCCGCGGGCGTGCTGGCCGGCAGCCGCCAGATCGCCTCGCAGATCGGGTCCAGATCGCCGAACGCGCGCTCCTCGTTCGTGTGCGCCTCCTCCACACCGGGCAGGTTCCAGGCGGCCTCAAGCTGGCCAGGGGTCGGCCCGCCCCGGGCCCGCGCTGCCTCCAGGGCCTGCTTTAGGCGCGCCTCTGGCTCCCGATACTGCCAGACCGCGACGCGCCACCGGGCATGAGCCCGATCCAGCTGTTCGCCGAGCCGCAGCAGTTCGGCGTCCTCGTGGTTGTCGGCCGGACGGGACCGCTCGCGACACAGCCGGTCCATGTCGGCCCGGATCGCTTCGAGGTGCTGGATGTGGGTCCGGTCCAGCATGTCGGGTGCGATGATGGGCAGGAGGTACGTCAGCTTCGCGCGCAGGTCGGCGAGCGACCGCACCGGCGCATGGGCCACCGCGCGCTCGGCCGCGTTCTGCATCGCGGCTTCACGGTCGAACTCCTCATCATTCTCGGAGGGGTCGGCCGTCGTCACCATGATGTCCCGGTGATCTTCGATCGCCGCGAACACGTCCTCCGAGATCTCGCTGGTGAGGCCGACGTCGGCGAGCGCCACGCGGGATGGTTCGAGGCCGCGGAGCGCTGCCGCGATCGTGCCGAGCGCCCGCTCGCCGTTTCCAGGATGGGCGTCGATGCGGGTGCGTTCGACGATCTCGACGAGGTACGATGCCAGTGCCGTCGCACCTGCTAAGGAGGTTGGCCGCGCGGAGAACAGGGCATCGAACGCGACAGCCTCTCGCTTGCCCGGCTCGTTCGAGGCGGCCATGGCTTCAGCGTAGCCCGGGTCACTCGGCACCATCTCGTTCCAGACAGCCGACAGCCGATCCCATTCGGCGAAGGCGGCTCGGTGTTCCGCGATCAGGCCGTGCACAGGATCATCGCCAGGGGCCACTGCACCAAAGGTCGTGTCCTGCAGCAGCGGTCGTCCGAGGATGGTACCCGCCAGCAGTTCATCAGCGAACGGCGCAGCGTTCTCGAAGGTCTCGTGTCGGCCCATGTCGTGCTCCCGGTGAGGCGCACGCCCGCAGGCCGCATCAGCGCGGCCGGGATCGGCGGATTGGCCTCGTCCGGCATCGTGCGAGGCCGTGCCGCCGGCCGGAAAGGCAGGCTCACGGCGATCCGCAGCAGAACCTTCCGGTAGGGATGCGCGGTGAGGTTGATCGGTAACCTGACCGGCCGCCGGCTTGATGAAGCGATCGGCGGCGTCGCGGGATTGAGCGGCACGCTGCTTGAGGCTCTGCTTCTGCGGACGATGGTTCGGGACGGACGAAGACTTGCGAGAAGACACGGGCGGCCTCCGGGGATCAGGGGATCGCAGGATCAGGGGACAGAGGCGCGACGGGGTGGCCCGCCGCGTCGGCGGGTCAGAGCAGGGTCGCGAGGCCCGTGAGGACGGCACCGCCGCCGATGATGGCGATGGTCGCGAAGATCTCGCCGGCGAGGCCGGAGGCGCGGAGCACCCGGCGCAGGATGGGATCACCCTGCGGTGCGGTCAGGGCAGGCGGCAGACCGGGTACGACAGGCGGGGCGAAGCGACCGAGCGGCGACGCGACCGGCAGCAGGTCGGGTGGCAGATCCGACCCGGCAAACCGGGACAGGTCGGCCTCGCGGACCAGGACGAGGCGGCCCAGCACATCGTCGGCGTCCGCGGTGATCGCCTCCTCGCGGATGAGCCAGCGCAGGTGTCGGATTAGCGCTAGCGCGCCGAAGTGCGAGCTGCACGGGGTGGCGAGCAGATCCTCGAGCGCGACGCTCATGGCGTCCTCCGTGGCCTCTGAGGGTCGGCCGGCGTCGGCGATCTGGAACACGGCCCAGGCCTCGGCGTGCGCGTCGATCGCCTCCAGGACCGGATCGCTCGATAGGATGCGTGTCGAGACCGCCAGGGTGGCAGGCAGGATGCTGAAATCGGGGATGCGGGCGTGCGTCATCGTTCGGGCTCCGGTGAGGGCTCGTGGCGGCGGGTCGGCGGTGGCGAAGGGGTGCGCCGTGGCGGCGCGTGTCAGATCAGTGTGAGAGGGCGAGGCGGGCGGCGCGGGCAGCCTGCCAGGCGGCGGTCAGGCCGACCGACATGCTGGCGGCCCAGGCGGCGCCGGTGCGCTCCTGGTGAGCCTTTGCTGCCTCGATGGCGGCGGCCATGATGGCAGCCCGGTCGAACGCACCGGTCGGAGCGACGAAACGGGTGCGACGGTGACGAGCCAGTGCCTGGATCAGCGACCGAGCCGAGACGAGGCCCGGGACGACGGAGGCGCGGTCGCTCCGCATATCGCGAAGGGCAGCGTTCCAGGAGATGCGGCGCTGAATTGTCATGGCTGAACCATCAACCTATGGAATAACCATAGGATGAGGCTAGCTAGCGGGTCTGTCAATAGCCCTATGGCTCAGCCATTGAAATTCTTGCGGCGCTTGGGTACCCTGCGGGTTGGAGATCCCAACCTGATGCCTGAACAACCGATCCGCCTAACGCCCAGGTTGTGTCGAGCTGCACGAGCCATGCTTGGGTGGCGTCAAACGGACCTGTTCGAGGCATCGCGGGTCCCCGCTCCAACGATCGAGGCCTTCGAAGCTAAGCCCGAGACGGCCCGGATGATGGGCGCAAACATGCGCGCTCTGATCACGGCCTTCGAAGCCGCGGGCCTTGAGTTCATCCCTGAGAACGGCGGCGGGGCTGGGATCCGGTTCCGAGTGCGTAGCGGCTCAGAAGGATGAGCGGCGATGTCGCTTTGCCGGACCCGTCCCGAGAGCCGATGCGCGCCGGGCCGCAGTTGCTACAGAAGGTCGGGGTGCTGAGCGCTAAGGCGGCGTTGAGCAGCATCCCGTGGGCCGCCCTCGTGTTCGATCTCGGTCAGCTCGGCATCGACTTCGCCAATGCGCGCCTGACCGATCGCCTGCTGGACGGCATCGGCGAGCGTATCGACCGCCTGGAGGCCGGAACACGCGAGCGGCTCGCGGCCGACGAAATCTACCAACTCTCGGCGCACGCCGCGATCCGACGCATGCTGACGGAGACAAACCCGCGCATGGCCGACGCCCTGGCTCGTGCCGTCGTAGAACTCGGGTCATCCGATTTGCCATCAGCTGAGCGGCTCGAGATCGCCCGGGCCCTCGACGTCCTTACCGAGCCGAGCCTGCATCTGCTCCAGACCGTGTACCGGCTGGAAAAGGACCTCCTGACCGCGGCAGAGATCGAGGCATCAGGCGATCAACTCGCCCACCCTCTCAGGCTCACAACACTGGTTTATGCGTCAATGCAGCTCTCATCCTGGCTTGCGCCAGCGAACGATCTACACCGGGCGGGTATGGCGGCTACTGTCCCAGGAAGCACTTGGTTTGCCGAGGCTCTGGAGAGTGAATGGGCGGATGCCGGCCATACCGTCCCGCTGTTCAAAGTCTACACAATCGGCGAGCGGGTGGTCCGAATGTGCTTCGACGACCCCGCCATCCCAGCCTTCGGTGCCTTCGCGCCTGAGACGCCATCGGAGAACCATGGCTCGGCCGGTGACGCCTAAAATCTTCCTCACCGAGGTCGCTCAGCCCAACATGGCCGCGGCGCTGACACTACGAAAACGGCAGCAGGGTTAAGCGACGACTCACCAGTTCGCTCGAATTTGCCGGAGCGGTGTTCCGTAGCACTGGTGACGATAGGCCGCTCGTGTGAACCTGGGGTTGCTGCACCACATAAGAATTTGTGGCATAAGGTTTTTTGCTCGCGAACGATGACATGAGCACCGCACGCCATATCGTTGCGCTCCTGCGCAGCAATCTGGACGGAGATCAGGAGCACTTCCTCTCCGTGGCGACGCAACTGGCAGCCCATGAGGCTCGTCAGGGGCACGGCAAACTCGCGCTTGAGTTGCGAGAAATCATTGATGCCACGCGCAGCAAAGGGCTGAAGGTCGCCCGGCGCGGGGCCGGGCCTGTGCCCATGGCTCAGCCAAAGGGTGAACTCGCGGACCTGCTGCATGCCCGCTACTCAGACATCCTGCTTTCCAGCATGGTGCTGACCCCAGATCTCCGGGCCCGTCTGAAGCGGGTCGTCCAAGAGCAACGGCAGCAGGAGAAGCTGAGAAGCCGAGGCCTCGCGCCGCGACGCAAGCTCCTCCTGGTAGGACCTCCGGGCTCAGGTAAGACTATGACCGCGGCGGCTCTGGCCGGCGAACTCAAGCTGCCCCTCTTCACGGTTCGGTACGACGGGCTCATCGGCAAGCTGATGGGCGAAACAGCATCTCGCCTGCGCCTTGTGTTCGATGCGATCGCCAGCCAGCGCGGCGTCTACTTCTTCGACGAATTCGACGCGATTGGCACCCAACGCGCTGGTCCGAACGATGTGGGCGAGATCCGTCGAGTACTAAACTCCTTCCTACAGTTCATCGAGAACGACGACGGCCAGAGCCTTATTATTGCTGCGACGAACCATCCAGAGCTTCTTGACAAAGCTCTGTCGCGACGGTTCGATGATGTGATTATTTACGACGCACCAAGCAGCGACATCGCATACGGTATACTTAGGAACCGGCTTGCAACTTTCGATACGTCTAAAGTCGATTGGGATCGCGTCCTGGGAGAAGCACACGGGCTCGGACAGGCCGAGCTCACGCGTGTTGCAGATGAGACCGCGAAGGTGGCTGTCCTAGACAACCTAGAGGGTGTAACGACGGCTGCCTTCCTCGCAGCGATTGCAGAGAGGAAGGCGTCCTCCCTCTGACCCTGCAACTCCATGCCCGATCAGAATAGAGACCGTCCCCACATCTATTTGGAGGGCGGAGGGCGGCAACGGGATTTCACCTCGCCGAGGCAACCGCATACGGGCAAGCCGCCTGCCCGTGCCAGGGCCGCCCATGCCGCGAGGCTGGGATGCGCGATCGGGGAAGCGATAGCCGCAGCTCGACAGCAGCGTGCAGATCAGGAAGGCGTTCGTCGTTACGGAGAGCCGGGCTTCTACCTCCAGTTCGACATACCCGTTGATCACCGGGATGCCTTGGATGGACTTGAGAACCGCCCCAAGGGCATCGAGATTGTCGCTGTCGCACCCATCACGCAGGATACTGAGGTGGTGCAGACGACAGTGTTCGTTCCAGAGCGAGCCGCTGATCACTTCGTTCAGAAGGTTACGCAATACCGGAACGAAGACACCAAAGGCGGTCGACCAAAAAACGAAAAGCTCGTTGCTTCGCTTCAAGACGTCCGGCTCGCTGGTGTCCGTGCCTTATTCACGGACGCCCTGGGCACCTTTCCCGCGGATGACGAGGAAATCTGGTGGGAGGTATGGATCCGAGGGGACCGCAAGCCGAATTTCGAACGAGCAGCAAGACGACTGGAGATTGCCCTGAAGGATCACGCGCTGGGCTTCCCAGAACGCATGGTGATCCTGGCACTCG